CAACAAGATGACCGAGACCTATGACTTCGATGAGGCGGTCAAGTGGCTCGGCGAGCCGATCGTCAACAACGCGGAGGCCTTCTTCGACGACTACGTCGACAGAAATGCCCAATTCCGCAACCAGTCCGGGCTTGATGCCCGGATCCAGAGGACGGCAGAGGCCGGCGCTTGCAGATGGTGCGCGGATCTCGCCGGATCCTGGCGCTACGGCTCGCAGCCGGATGATGTCTATGCCCGGCATGAGTTTTGCCGGTGCTCTGTGACCTATACGAGCGGACGGCGGGCTCAGTCGGTCTGGAGTAAACGATCTTGGGAATTATCGGAGGAGCAGATCGAAAGAATGAAAAGCGCAAGAGGACCCGACACAACACCGAGAGAGATCCGCGAGGAGAACCTCGCGAGAGCAGAGGCAGAACGAGAAGCTGCCAAGCAGCGCCGGGAGGCGCTCAAACGGAGGTAAGAGGTGGCAAAGACTGGCAAGCAGTCGCCCTCTTTTACTAACGTGCCTACAACTAAATATCGCACGCAAGGACAGGAAGCAATCGACCTTTACAGATCGACAGGTCAGGAGCTCCTGCCGTGGCAGGGGAAGCAGGTCAAGGCGATCATGCGATCGGGTGCCTCCGGCATCTGGCACTACATCGAATATGGGCTCTGCGTCTCCCGTCGTAACGGCAAGGGCGAGATCCTGGCGGCGCGGGAGTTCTGGGGGATCATCAAAAACAACGAGAAGATCTGCCACACCGCACACCGCACGACCACATCGCACGATGCTTTTAACCGTCTTTACACCCTGCTGAAAAAGGCAGGATACGAGGAGCACAGCCGGAAACAGAAAGAGATGCCGGAGCGCTCCTTTTTTGCGTCCAAGCAGTATGGCCTCGAGCATATCGAGATCAGCGGCGGCGGGATCATCGACTTCCGGACGCGCACCAACAACGGCGGCCTGGGCGAAGGTTTTGATCTGCTCGTGATTGACGAGGCTCAGGAGTACACCTCCAAGCAGGCAAGCGCCCTGAGCTACACGGTCACGGCATCGAAAAACCCGCAGACGATCATCACTGGGACGCCTCCCACGGCGACCTCCGGCGGCGACGTCTTCCAGCGCCTGAGGCAGTCCGTCATCGACGGCACCGCGGACGAGATCGGCTGGGCCGAGTGGTCCATCCCCGAGATGCCCAAAGATGTCGCGGACACGAGGCTCTGGTACAAATACAACCCGAGCCTCGGCTACATCCTCACGGAGAGAAACATCCGCGCGGAGCTGGCCAACGGTGAGATCGACTTCGCGATTCAGCGCCTCGGCCTCTGGCTCTCGTACAAGCGGAATGCTTGCATCACTCCCGCAGAGTGGGAGGCGCTGCAGGTCGACGCTCCGGAGCTGCAGCCCGATCGCTTTTTCGGCATCAAGTACAGCCAGGACGGCGTCAAGGTCGCGATCAGCGTCGCGGCACGCACCACGGACGGGAAGATCTTCGTGGAGGCAATCGACCAGGCGCCGACCCGCTTCGGAAACTCGTGGATCATCGACTACATCCTCAATCCCCACCGGAAGGGCGTGGTCATCGACGGGGCAAGCGGCCAGAAGACACTGGTCGAGGAGCTGCGGGAGAAGGGCGTAAAAAACCCGGTCCTGCCGGCAGTCTCCGAGGTCATCGAGAGCTCGAGCCTGTTCGAGACGGCCATCTCCCAGGGGACGATCGAGCACTCCGGCCAGCCGGAGCTCGCCGCAGTGGTCACCAACTGCGAGCACCGTCCGATCGGATCCCGCGGCGGGTACGGCTTCAAGACACTGACGGATGACCAGGACATCACGATCATGGAGTCCGCGGTCCTTGCGTTTTGGCTCTGCGCGACTACGAAGCCGCGCAAGAGGCAATCAGTCAGCTATTAACGGGCATCCGCCCGATCAATAGAAATAACGCCTAAGTAACGTTAACTCACGGTAAAAGAGGAGGCAAAACAATGGCATTTACAGCAATCGAAACACAGGAAGATTTTGACGCAGCTATTAAAAAGAGGCTCGAGCAGAAAGAGCGGGAGGTCAAAGAGCTTTACAAGAACTACCTCTCGCCTGAGGCGGTCGAGGAGCTCCGGAAGGAGCTCGACGGCAAGAACGCCGACCAGATCCGCGACCTCACCGATAAGCTCACCAAGGCCCAGGAAAAGGCCGCCACGGTGGACGAGACGGTCAGGGCCCTGACGGATCGCGCAACCGCAGCCGAGAAGAGCTTGCTCAAGCAGCGGGTCGCACACAGCAAGGGCATCGCCCTGGAGCTGGCGGAGCGCCTGATCGGGGACACCGAGGAGGAGCTCACGGCAGACGCTGAAAACTTCGCGGCCTATATGGCCCCGCACACGGCTCCGCCGATGCGGTCCACAGAGACGCCCTTCGGCGCGTTTACATCTTCCGGCAATAAGGGGGCCAACGATGAGGCCTATATGGCCCTCCTCGGACAGCTCTCGCAGCAATAAGGAGATTTAAAACATGGGTACAACTTTATCAAAAGGCTCTCTTTTCCCTCCCGTCCTCGTGGACGAGATGATCAACCTGGTCAGAGGCAAGTCCTCCCTGGCGAGGCTCTCCGGAGCTTCCCCGATCCCGTTCAACGGCGAGACCGTCTTCACGTTCTCGTTCGATAACGAGGTTAGCATCGTTGCAGAAAACGCAGCCAAGTCCAACGGCGGCGGTACGATCGGCTCCAAGAACGTCAACCCGATCAAGGTCGAGTATGGCATGAGAGTTTCCGATGAGTTCCGCTTCGCCGCCGAGGAGGTTCAGCTGCAGTATCTCAGGACCTTCGCGGAAGGCTGGGCGGCTAAAGCGGCCCGCGGCCTGGACATCATGGCATTCCATGGTCTGGATCCTCGCAGCAGGACCGCAGCGACGGCCACCATCGGCACGAATCACTTCGACAGCCTGGTCACCCAGACCGTCAACTTCGCAGCGGCTACTCCTCAGGACAACATCGCGGCAGCGATCGGCCTGGTCGAGGGCAATGAGCACGAGGTAACCGGCCTGGCTATGGCTCCGGCTCTCAAGTCCGCGCTGGCGAGCCTTAAGAAGGGCACAGCTTCTAACGAGCTGATGTTCCCCGAACTCGCTTGGGGCGCAAATCCCGGCGTGATCAATGGCCTGCCGGTTGATTCCAATAGCACGGTCAGCTTTAACAGCGGCGTCGACCGCGGCATCGTCGGAAACTTCCGCGACTTCTTCCGCTGGGGCTACAGCCGTCAGCTGCCGATCGAGGTCATCGAATACGGCAATCCTGACAACAGCGAAGCCGGCGACCTCAAGGGTCACAACCAGGTATACCTCAGAGGCGAGGCATACATCGGCTGGACCATCCTCGACCCGACCGCGTTCGCGCGCATCATCGCAACCACATAAGAGCGGAGGGCCCTGCGCCCTCCCTCCTTTTTAGGAGGTGATCCTAAATGTATCTATACAAGCACAAGCTGACCGGCGCGACAGTGTCCAGCCCGACACCGTGCGCCGGTGAGAACTGGGAGCCCGTCAACGTCCTGCCTGAGAAGGCTGAGAAGCCTGCAGACGAGGCGCCCAAGAAGAAAACGGCGGCGAAGCGTGGCAAGTAACTACGCCACCATCGACGACGTCCAGGTGCTTTTCCGGCCATTAAGCGCATCGGAGCAGGTCAAAGCGGAGGCGATGCTTCCGCTGATCTGCGACGCGCTGCGACAGTACGCTGTCGACGCAGGGAAGGATCTGGATGCGATGATCGAGGCATCCGAGAGCCTCGCAAGCGTCGCCAAGCTGGTGACGGTGGACATCGTCGGCAGGGCTATCAGGCAGTCCACGACCGGCGACGTGTACAGCCAGGAGTCCCAGAGCGGCCTCGGGTATTCATGGAGCGGATCCTACGCGATCCCCGGCGGCGGCATCGCCGGGTGCATCATGAAGAACGACCTCAAGAGGCTCGGGATCCTGAGGCAGCAGATTGGAGCGGTGGAAGTATGGCGCTGCACGGAACGAAAGTAATTTTATACGAGCGGCAGCAGATCGGCGTGGACGACTTCGGCGTGCCGGTCATCCAGGAGACGCCTGTCGAGATCGACGACGTCCTGGTCGGATCGGCATCGTCTGATGAGGACAACAGCACGGTCCAGCTCGCCGGCGTACATGACGAGTATGTTCTCGGCATCCCTTACGGAGACACTCACAACTGGCTCGACAGCCGGGTGGAGATCTTCGGGGAGATGTATCAGACCTACGGCGACATCATCCGGGGCATCGACGCCAACATCCCGCTGCGGTGGAAGCACAACATCAAGGTAAAGCGCTATGAGTAAGGTGAAATTTGAGCTCAACTCCTCCGGCGTGCAGGAGCTCCTCAAGAGCGACGAGATGGCCGGGATCTGCAAGCAGTACGCTGACCAGGTCCGGGGCCGCTGCGGTGAAGGCTACACGGTCGACACCTACACGGGAAAAACTCGAGTCAACGCGAGCGTGCACGCAAGCACCAGCGCAGCCCGCAAGGATAACCTCAATAATAACACGCTGCTCAAGGCGCTCGGAGGATGATCATGATCGACGCAGTAATAATTAAACATCTTTCTGACGCCCTCCGCCCGGTCCCCGTATCGGCACAGGTGCTGGTCAAAAAGCCGAAGCGCTTCGTCACGGTCGAGCGGACCGGGATGTCCCTGGAAAATCATATTTACACCACCACCTTCGCGATCCAGTCCAACGCGGAGACGCTGATCGAAGCGGCGGCGCTGGATGAGGATGCGCGTCAGGCAATGCTTGACGCCGTAAAGCTGGATGGCATCACCGCGGTCCGGCTTAATTCCAGTTACAACTTTACAGATCCCGACTCGGAGCAGATGCGCTTTCAGTCTGTATTCGATGTCACACATTATTAAGGAGATACAAAAACATGGCTAATACAGTTGCA